TTCCACACCTTGTGAAAATCCTCTGCAACGGCATTCACAAGCTCTATAAGACTGTTCCACTTGTCAATAATTGACTGTACAACAGCGTCCCCAAGTCCTGCCTTATTCCAAGCCTTTGTAAACGCTCCCGAAATGTCACCGATGATATCAAAAACATTTTTCAAAAGCTGTTTGATGTTTCCGATAATCTTTTCGCCTGTGCCGTTTTTCCACACTCTCTTCCACGATTCACCGATTGAAACAAAAGCATTTTTCAGATTATTCAAGGCTCTTTTAATGCTGTCAAAAACCTTGTTTGTACGCTTTTCAATCGCTGTTGCGGCAGTATCAAGTGCGTTGACTGCGGCTTTAGAAGATTTCTTTGTGGGGCTGTTTACTGCTGTGCTGTCATCTGATGAACTGTTTTCAAGGCTCATCACATTGAGCCTGTCAAATCCTTGAAGATTGTCTTTAATTTCCTTTGTCTTTTTCGATGTTGTGGCAAGTGCAGAGTTTGCACTCTTTGTTTCATCGGTGAGGTCTGTCATTTCAGAGCTTGCGGAATTTGCGGAATTGTCGGTTGCAGATGAATAGCCGAAAACCTGTTCCGTAAAGCTTTTGAATTTTTCCGTTGCAACATCTAATTTTTCGATAAAGGAATTAAGATTTTTTAACAGCGGAGAAAACACATTGATAAGACCTTGACCGAGTGTAGCTTTCAGGCTGTCAAGTCGGAGCTGTAAAATTCTTGTCTGATTCGCCCAACTGTCCTGCGTTCGGGCAAAGTCACCCGTCGCATTGGCGAGCTGGTCTTGAACAAACTTGTAACGCAATGTTACTTTTTCGGCTTCGGTCATTTTAGCTGTGGTCTTACCGTAACCGTTTGCAAGGGCATAGCTGTCAAGCGCAGTCTGTGTCATTACGATGCCTAAATCTTTTAAAGTTTCGGTTTCGCCCGAAAATACTGATTTAAGTTTTGTATAGGCTTCGTCCTGTCTGATGTTGTAGAATGAAGCAACATCGCCTGCAAGTCCTGTCAGCGTGGTTGACATATCATAGGCTTCTTTCTCTGTAAAACCGAAAGCCTCAGCCATTGAGCCGAAAGTACCGACATACCGCTTTGCCATTGTTTCGGACAAACCAAAAGAATTAGCTGCACTTTTTGCCCACTTGTCAACCTGTTTGGTCATTGCCGGAAAAGTAACATCAACAACATTCTGCACCTCCGCAAGGTCAGAACCAAGCTCAATGCACTCTTTGCCGAAATTTGTAATTGCATAAGTGCTGAAAGCAACAGCGGCAGTCTTTGCAAAGGTCTTAAGCTGATTTTTTACCCTTTCGATTGATTTGGTAACAGTAGTATTAACCTGTGCCAAACCGCCGTTAAAACCCGATGTATCAAGTTTCGTGTCAAAATTCAGATAACCGTCAACCGCCAAATTTTCACATCCTTTCATTTAAAAATGGGCATAAAAACAGCGCACACCGTTATGATGTACGCTAATAAAATTTTGCAAAAGAACAGCCACCCCGTTTGGAGTGGCTTTTTCGTTTTATTCAATCATTGATTTCAGCTCATCCATATGCTCTGTAACACTTGCGACTTTATCAGTGCCAAGAGAATATTTAGCCAAATCTATCTCACCGCTAATCCAACGGTCATTATCAGTTGTCGGAAGATTTTCATTCTTCAGAATATAATCACCGAGGTCATTTTCAATCTCATCGAGCTTTGCTTCTGCCTCTTCGGCAGTAAGTGTTCCGTCAACATAACTCTGCATATATTGAATGGCTTTTTTTGCTGAATTGATTGCAACATTACTGTACTTAGCCACCTCAGTTGTTACCATTTCGGAAGTTTCAGCCTTTATATCGGTGTTTGAACTGCTTTCCGCTGTTGTACCGCAACCAACAAGCGATACTGCAAAAACTGCGGTTAATGCTAACGCTATGAGTTTTTTCATCATTCATCCTCCTAAATGTTAAAACAATATAGTTTTTACTTAATCATACACTAACATTTAGGGAATGTCAACAATATGTGATAAGATACTACACTACACAAGCGAATTTATGAAGTCAAGTTCTTCTTTATCTTCTGCTGTGAATTTGGGTTTTAGGTCGATAAGTTCTTTATGTTCGCTGTAAAAATCCCGTTCGGTTTTGTCGAGCTTCTTATGCTTTGCCTTTTTGGTGCGAATTGACATAACCTGTGTAAACAAGCCGTCGCCCACTTCATTGAACAAGCCGAGAAAAGTCCACCAGTGCATATAATCGACTGTGCGTGTTTCCGCTCCTGCAACCTTATTGAGAGCAGGGAAGATTATATGTCCGTCCTGTTCCCAATCAAGCACCCTGACGGGCATTTGTCGGCTTTGCGGAATATCTCCGCCGTCAAGATACCAAGTTGCCCTGTCAAGTGCCTTTTGATAATTTTCGGAAATTTCCTTGTAAAGGCACTCAACACACACTCGGCATTTTTCAAAATCGTTCAGTTCATCATCTGCATAGGCTTTGAAAATCAGCAGAGCAACACGAAAGTCGGAATTGATTTCGTAGTTTCTGCCGTCAACCTCAAGGCTTTTCGGCAGTAATTCAATCACTTTTTCACCTGTGAAGTGTATTTGCCGACTTTCTCATTGGAAATTTTCTGTGCCGATTCAAAATCAGCCTGCATAACAGGAATAAGCACTTCAAGGAAGTTTTCAAAAATCGGCTTACCGCCCACAAGTGAAAGACAGTTAATTTCACCAAAGGCAACCGTGCAGACATCCGAACCGAAAATGTAGTTAATCTGCTCTCTGATGTCCTTGTCGCACTCGGTGATAAGCTGAATTGCGTCTGTGTTTTCAGCTTTTTCAGCGTTTTCATACTTCTTCTGAATCTGCTCAATATTCTTGACTGCCTCGTTGAGCCTTGCAAGAATGCCCACATCCGCGGTATTGATACGGATTACTGCGTTTTCGTCATCGCCAATCTGATACTCCTTGTAACCTCTGTCAAAAACAAGTTTCTGCATAAATCAATCCCTCCCCAAAGATTAAACCGTTGCGGTAAAGGTCGGCACTTTCTTCTCAATTGTAGCCGTACCCTGCTGTCTGTCGCCGTTAAATGCGATGTTGAACGGAATGTTCACACCGCCCTGAGCACCGCCGTAGGACTGTGGCTTTACGATACAGGTTTCAGTCCAAGCGTCATACGGACCTGTCTTCTTATCAACAAGAACTTCAAGAATTGCAGTCTTGCAGTCGTCGCCTGTAAGGCGGTTCATTGCAATATCCTTAATCTTTTCATATATTGCATCGCCTGTATTTGCGTAATAAGTGTCTGCGTCAATTGACGGTTCATAGCCGTTATCGTTTACAACGGTTTCGTCAAGAATGTTCTTGACTGTTTCTGTGTCGGGGTTAAGTTCAACCGACATATCTTCAATATCTCTGCCAATCAAAAACCACTTAGGGGTTTCGCCTGTGCCGAACGAAGCGTCAATGTAGTGCATAAGATAACTTCTTTTGAGCTTACCGATATCGGGTGTTGTTGCCATAATTAAAATTCCTCACTTTCGATTTTGTAATCTGCGGTAATTTGTAACTGATACATTACATTACCGATTAAATTGCTGTCGGGTATGTCATAAAGCATACCGTTTGAACAGGTTATTTTTGTGAGCGTACCTGCAAGCTCATTGTCGCCAACCGTAACGGTCAGCGTTTGCCCCTTTGCCTGTTTTTCAAGCCACAGCTGTAACTCGTTAATAAGTCCGCTGTTGGCAAGTCGGTCATAGTCGTTAACCGACTGATAAACAGCGTACAAGATGAATGTGTGCTGTCGCTCCTGATTGCCGAGAACATCGGATTTAATCAGTGTGTCGCCTGTCGGAGATAAGCCGTAGCTGTCGGCGTCGGGGGTTGTATAGTCAATGTGCAGAACATCGTTCAGCTTTGGAAAGCTCATCACAATGCTCTGCATAAGTTCAATTATGTTCATTCTGCCGTACCTCCTGCCACTTTAGCAGCACCCTGTAAAATCTCTTTTTTACGGTCGGCTTTCATTCGTTCAAACCACATCTTGCCGGCAAGAGGGTGCTTTGCCCGAGAATAAACAAGCATTTTACCTGTGGGGTGTTTCTTCTGTCCTTTAGGGCTGAAATAGCCCACAATAACACCGTTTTCCTTAATTGGGATATTAGGACCGTAAACCTTGCCGTAGTAGAGATACCTCGCATACGGTGTGTTCTGATGAATTTCGCCCGAGCCTATAACCGTTGAGAGGGTTGCCGACTTTTCAAGCACGCCATTTCTGAACGGTGTATAGGGTTTCATCAATCGTAAAACCGTGCTGTCAACATACTTTTGCACCTTTAACACATCGGCATTTTTGCGGACTGCAAACTTTTTATCCCAGAGGAAACCTGCCGTACCGTTTTTTGACTTGATGACAAAATCGGGCGGTTGAACAATCTTCATGCAATCACCTCGCCGAAATTTTGATGTGCTGTAAATCGGTTACGCCGTAGAGCTTTTCATCAATCGACATAACCGCATAGCACCTGTGTTTTTGCTTTAGCGTTTTAAGGCTCTGTGACACGCTCTGAGGGTTTGAATTATCAAAGGTAAAATTACTCTCGCACTTAATAATAATGTCCTGTGCGCTGTTCTGAGGAGTGCAGAGCTGACCTGCAAAAAGGTTTTCACTCGGATTTAAAAAGTCTGGCAAAAGCCCTGCGGATTCAATCGGAATATACACCGTCACGCTGTCAGCGTTCTGCATTCCGCTTTTAAGCACATTGCGAGCCTTGTTCTCCTGCCAATGACATTCGGGAATGAAATATCGGTCATAACCCGAGCCGTTGAATCTGTAGATTGTGCAGGAGCTTTCAGGGGTAATAATCATCTGCGACCACCTCTGTACAGCAAATCGGTGTCAGCAAGATACTTGTAAATTGTGTGTCTGACAGCCTTTTTATGGGCGGTTTTACGCTCTTCTTCGGACACATAGCTTACGGATTCATCACCGACGCTTGCAGATGAAATTCCTGAATTTGCGGACTGCTTTTCATCGTTATATACAAGCTCTGCAAGCTCACAACAGCAGAGTTTTACGCTTTCGGGAATATTGTTCCCATCAACATTTTCGCCTGTGTATGCCTTAATGAGCAGGGCTGCAGAGCGTGCATAATAATCAAAGGCGGAAACAATGACCGCCTTTCTGCCACAGAGATATTCAGAGATGTAATAGCCTTTATCGGCATAAGCGGTCATAGTAACACTCCTTTAAGCCTCTACGGCTGAATGGCAGTAGATACCTGCCTTTTTATTCTCGTAAACATCGGCAATACCGACCATACGATAACCAAACTTCCAACCGTCAGAACTCTGATTAACTGACGGCTCAATAACCTTTGTGTCAAGGTGCTTTGTGAACTGAATCGGAGCAGAGCCGTGAATAATCATAAAGTTGATATTCTTGCCCGAAGTCGCCTTTTTGTAACCGCCCTTTTCCTTGCTTGAGGATGTGCCGTCAAGCTGTTCAATCGCTGTATAGAATCTTGACTGAGGAACAAGTGTGGTGTCTGCAAAACGGCTGAGAACCTCCCTTGACTTTGTTGTATCGAGATCCTGCACAAGACCGTAAAGCGTTGATGTGATGAAAAGATGTCTGTCCTCGAAAGGAACTTCATCCTCATCCATTTTTGTTGAGGCTGTGCGGAGAGCCTTTACAACCTCTTCGCCTGTTGTGAGAGTTGCACTCACGAAAGAAATACCGCTTGTACTTGCATACTTCGCAAAACGGAAAGCGTCAAGCTCGGGAACAACCTTTGTGCGGATAAACTCGCCCGAAAGTCTGCCGAATGCAATGCCTGCCGTTTCTGCATTATCCATTGTGTCAACCGTGAACATTCTGCCACGGTCAAAGTTACATTTCACGGTTTCGTTCGTAAGCTCAACATCGCCGTCAACATAACCGCTGTTGCGTGAATAGTCAGCAAGACCGTCCATTGTGAGCATCGGAATGATAAGCTCGTTTGCGTTAGCGCCCTGTGTTGCAAGGTCTGACGCACCGTCAATTTTGCTTGTGAGTGCTGACTGCTTATAGACCTCATCAAGCAACGCTGTGTACTGTTTAAAAAGTGCAATTGTGTTTGCCATAATAAAATCACCTCATAGATTTAATAAAATTATTTCTTTTCGGTAGAAAGTCCCATAGCCGCACGCATTGACGCAAGCGGATTTGAGCCTGAACCGCCGTTACCTGTATCGGTTGCACCGACAGGATTCTGAAAAGGCTCGTCAGAACCGAACATATAGCCGTTTTCGGACTTAACCTGTTCGAGAGCCTTTTTGATGTCATCTGCCTGATTTTTAGATGTTTTCAGGTTTTTAAGGTCAAGCAGAGCCTTGACAGCCTTTGAGTTTCTTGCACCGCTTTCCGAAATTGCACCGTCAAGCACGGAGTTAAATTCCATATCCGCAATCCTTGTCTGATACTCGTTTTCCTTTGTTTCAAGTTCGCCGTTGAGCTTTTTGATTTCGCCCTTGAGCTCGTCCACATTGACACCCTCAAACTTTTTGAGTGCAGTCTGTGCAGTTTCAAGCTGTGACTTGTAGTTGTCCCTTGATGTGCGGAGCTTTTCAACCTCTGGTACGGTTTTGTAATTCTCCGCAAAGGCTTTTTCAAAGTCTACCTTTTTATCTTCGGGAACTGTAAAGCCGATTTCGGAGAGAAGTGTGTGTATATTCTTCATAGTAAATCCTTTCTGCATAGCTTGTATTCCGCTTTGCCTGCGGTAGAAATTCAGCCGTTATAACCCACGGCAGGGTAAAATAAAAGCACCTTACATATTCGTAAAGTGCTTAATCTGCTTTTTCTGTTTTAACTGTTTTTGCTCTCGGCTTTTTGGGAGCGTCAGGCTTGACCTCTTCTGCAAAACCGCCGTCAATGAGTTCCTTTGCTCTCTGCTCGGAGCATTCAAAAACTTCATTTACAGGACGGGTTACATATCCGTTCTGCCTGTCGTTAAATGCTGTTGTTACTCTGATTTTCATTCTGTCACCACCTTTCAAAACCGGTCGAAATCGACGGGTTTAACTGTTAATCTTTACTCTTAAATGTAATCGGCAAAATCTGTTTAGGCAGGAAGTTAATTTCATAACGGTATTTGTCCACTTCTGCACCGCTTATGTCCTCTACAACATACATAGTTTCATCATTAAGACCTATGATATGCTTTTTGTATTCACCCTTGCCCGTTTCGCAGACAACCTCAATTTGGTTATCGTCATTATCGACCTGTAATGAAAAAGCGGCAACAAGTTCAAATGACGGCTTATCGGTTCTTGTGTTAATAACCGTAAGCCTGCGTATCACATTGAAATTGTCTGCTTCCTGCGAAACATTGTACGATACCTGCGTTGCCTCGGTACAGCCCACAGTAACCAGTACGGTTGTTGCAATCATAACTACCATAAGTACAATTGCTAAAATTCTTTTTCTCATAGTATCAAACCTTTCTTTGATTAATAATAAAAAAGCACTCTGATTTCTCAAAGTGCTGATTTGATGTATTTAGTTCTGTTACGGCAAGTTGCAGGCAAGTTAAGCAATGCCGTGAACAAGCCGTTTTTCTTGCTCTGAACATATTCTCGGCAAATTAAACAACAAAACCGCCCTTTTTACGGAGCGGTTAGCTTTTGTTTCTTTGTTTTTCAAGTTCTTTAATTATTTCGTCAAGACGTTTTGAAGCTTCTTCGTTAGAACCATCTAAAACAGATTTGTTTATTTCTTCCATTCAAATAAACCTCCTTCTTGATGTTTACTTAAAAATTTATCAATAACCTTTCTGTATTCACCATCAGAACCTGTTTTTATCCTCTTTTTTCCCATTCGTTGTAACTCTGTTAAAAGTGATAGTCTGTCGTATCCTTTCAACTTTGTTAATACTTCAATGTTGCCATCGTTTTTCACAATAGTAAATGTTTTTATACTATCATTCTTAATAAATTCGATAATATCATTTAAAGAATAACTGCTGTTTCTCGGGTGATTGTGCATAACAAATAAATCTTTGCCTTGAAGTGCTGATCCAAAATCTATTTTTTCATCAGTTCCTTTAATAGTCTCTGTAATCATTTTGGACACATCATTTTTTAACACGAAGGCAACTTCTTTATTTTCATTTTGTTCTTTTGAAAATTTCAAAAGCTCCTTGTGTTGTTTTTGAATTTCCAAACACTGCTCTTCTGTATAACCTTCAATATCAACTTTAGGAATACAACTGATAGCTTTATCGGTTATCGGAGTAATAGGCTTTTTACTTTTCTCTTTTATTATACCACTTTCACCCGATTTTGCAACATTTTCAGATGAATTGCTTTCTGCTTTATTAACCTTTTCTTCAAGCCGATCCGCCCTATCGTGCCACTCATCGGCTCGGGTTTGGGCTATTCGTTTATTGTCCTCGTCAAGACTGTATTCGGCACGGTGGTCAAAGCGTTCTGCCTTTTTCGGGAGTTTTGAGCCTAAAGCATTTTTGCCGTCAACGGTTATTCTTTCCCATTGTTCGGGAAGTCCCATAGCTTTTGAAAACTTTACATATTCGTCCTGCCTTTGAAAATATCTGACCTTTGCGCCTGTGATTGTATCGTCATCGGCACCGCCCTGTGTGAGCAGTTCAATCTTCTGTCGATCGGCACGCATTGCAGTTTCAAGCTGTCTTTGCCTCTGCTGTGCCTCATATGCCGTGTACTCTTTGCCGTTATACTCTTTCGGGGTGTTCTCCTCCTCGTTCATACGGTCAAGTTCTTCTTCGCTGTATGTCGGGGTATCAATGCCCTTGATGAACGGCGAATAACCGTGGTAGCAGTTCGCACCGCAAAGACCTGTTACTGTACCAAGACCGCAGACGGTTTCAAGCTCCTTTTTGCTGTACACTCTGCCCTGCCACACCTGATGTGTCGGTCTTGCCCCACGGTGATAGCTGACCTCGAAATATTCCGTGCCGAGCTGTTCGGCGTTGTCCTCGTTGACCTTTGCGACAACCTGATTAAAGCCTGTCATCAACGCCCTGCGTGCCGCCACATCAACACGATTGCTCCAACCGCTTGCATAATCAACGGTACGCAATCCACTGTCGGTCATAGCTTTAACCGCTTTTTTAAGGACTGTGTTATAATCAACCGCACCGCTTGCAATCTGCATAAGTCCGTTGTCAAGTGTATCTTGATAAAACTTTGCAAGAGGAGTAAACGAAACCGTGTTGTCGGGATTTCTGACGGCAAATCCGAGTGAGCCCGTGATATTTTTAAATTCGCTTTTGGTCTGATTTTTGACCGCCTTTACAAGTTGTTGCAACTGTTTATTTTCTGCATAAGGAATATACTCTTTGCCCTTGCTTGTATAAAGCTTCTCATTTCTTGCATATCCCGATTTCACGACTTCGTCATAGATTCTGTCGATTTCATCGTCAGACACATCGAGCGTGCTTTGAATAAGGCTGTCTATTTCGTCCTTGCTCACGCCCAATTCATAAAGCCTGTTAATCTGCCAATCGGCGGCAGAGGTTATCTCCTCACCGTTAGCTTTCAAACGCTCCGTAAGGTCGGACATAATATTTAACTGTAAACTGCGGTACAACTGTTCCATAGCCGAGGGCAAAGCCTCAATTTCAGTCGGAGTGAACATTATTCGATAACCTCAGAGGACTGCGGAAGATTCTTTTTCGCTGTCTTTTCGTCCTCTCCATACCACTTCATACGGTACTCATCAGGTCGCATAATACCAAGGTTCAAGTCCTGAATATCCTGCTTGCGTTCGGTTTCTTCATCGGTCAGAATACTATCCTTGAAATCGCATACAAACGAATAACCGCTTGTTGTCAGCGAATTGTAAAAGGCAAGAGCATACACCAAGTCATCAAGGCAATAGCGAAGTTGCTTCTGAATTGCCGACACTGTGTTATATTTTCGGGTTTTAGCTGACAAAACTTCCGTAGCAGTCTTTGCGACTGTTTCGGGGTTTGAAAGGTCACCGTATGCAAGACCGACCGCAAATTCAATCATACGCAGATATGTATTCAAGCCGTCCGTAATATCGGACTGTCTGAATGCAGGCGAAAAGTCCTTGAACAGTTCTTCGTCGCCTAAATCAACATCAACGGCACGGTACAAACGCCTGTTAAGTCTGTCGGCTTTGCCGTCCTTTAATGCGGCAGAATCAACATGAATCGCACGCTCACCGCTTTCAAATTCCCAGTCAAGCCGTCCGAACTGCATATCGGCTTTCTGAATGATTTCAAGTCCGCTATCAAAAATCGACATACCGCATGATGAGCCGTCAACCGTGTTTTTAATCGGCACTCTGAAATATCCAAATGCAGGTCTTTTCATATCGGGATATGTGACCGCAGGCGGTAAGTCTGCCCACTCGTCAATGACAGCGAGAGGAATTTCAGTACCGAGAACCTCGGGTGATGACGAACGGTAAGCCGTGTTTGTAACAGTCAAGCCCTTGTCCTTATCAAGGCTGTGATATTCAAGCCTTGTGTAGTAGTTGTCACCGATTTTCTTAAATTCGGGGAAGATGACCTTTACAAGCCTGTGCTTTGCGTCAAACTCAATCGGCACAAAAGCATTTGCAGAAATGTACTGCACCCTGTCACCGCCCAAAGGCTTGATGACCATAGCACCTGTTGCAAGACCTGATTGTAACTCCGAATTAAGCTCCTCGGTTGCAGTTTCAAACAATTTTGACAGGGTTTCATTTGAGATGTTCACCGTCATTTCATTAAGTGTAATGTTCGCAAATTCTCTTGTAATCGACTGTTCAAGCCTCAAACTGATGACATTTTCATCAAGCCACGGAGCTTTGCCGACATAACAGTTTTGCCATACGCCGATAGCCTTTTGCATTTCTGCCGTAATCGCAAGCCGTAAATTAAGCGCCTGCCGAATATTTTCAAGCGGAAACATTCGCCTCCACACTCCTTTCAAAAAATCTATAAGTCCCATTATTCACCTCTGCGTTTCCATACTCTGTTCATTGCATATCTGACAGCGTCAATATGGTGGTTGTCCTTATCGGGATAACCGCTAATAACATTGCCGTCCTTGTCACGCTCGTACTCATAGTCGAGAAACTCCTGTGCAGTATGCGGACAGCGTGTGTTATCAATCACAATCTCCCGTAAAGACTGCAACCACTTCATCGAGTAAACAACCGAACCGGGTCCTTTTTCTGCCGAACGAGCCATTAAACCGTCAGCCCTGTAATCGCCGACTGACTTCTGTTCTGCACTGTCGCAAGTGATTAAATCATTGCTTGTAACTCCGTGCTTAGTTCTGAGCAATTCGGCTGTTTCCCTGTTGCTTTTTTTGTTGCAATGTTCCTCGTCAAAAATAATGAGCTTGTGTTGACTTGGAATATAAGTCATACAATCATAGGCAAACGGATCAGGATACCAGCCCCAGTCAACTCCTCTGTAAAATCTGTCAAAGGTCTGAATTTCGTCATCTGTGACCTCACGAATAACAACATTATCAAATACATTGCCACCTGTGCCGTTAGCAATGCCCATATACTCGTTTTCATAGGCGGTAGGGTTTGTTTCTTTCAGGAACTCTGCGTCATCTATAAACGGCTTTCCGAGCCATTTTGACGGTACTGTAAGGTATGTACTCTCAATAACAAGCCTGTCTTGACGGGGAATTTTAATATACTTGTTTGCCCAGTTCTGTGCAGATTTCGGAGGGTTGAACGATTTAAATTTAAAAGCCGTGTCACCGCCACGAATCACCGACTGTTCAATCTTTCTGACAGCTTCCTCGCCCGTGAACTGGTCAAGTTCTTCAAACCACACAACGCCGATATAGCCGAATGGTACTTTGATTGATTTAATCTTGCCCGGATCATCTGCTCCACGGAAGTATATTTTCTGTCCTGTGCTTACCCTCGTGATTTCGAGAGGTGACACGGTGCAGTTAAACTCGCTTTCAAGACCGAGAGCAGAGATTGACCACAAAATCTGCTGATACACCGAACTGCGCAGAGTGTCGGCTACCTGACGAAAAATACAGGCGTGCATATCCTCGTTCTTCATAAGCAAGTCAATAACATTCAGACTGACGAAAGACGATTTTGTTGAACCTCTTCCGCCGGGAAAAACATATTCCGAATGTTCTTTACCCTCAATATCAAAAAGCACCGACGAAAACGACGGTGCAACCATATTAGCCGGTATTCCTTTGTACTCCGAACCGTCACTCTTTGGCGGTTCAGCCTTTTTGCGTTCAATGTCGAGATAGGCATTGTCGAGCTTGATTTTATGATTTTCAAAAACATTGTCACGGATAATATTTCTTAATTCTTTAATGGAATTAACATCACCCGTCTTAGCTTTTTTGAGAAGTGCCGCATTTACAACGAGCAAATTATTGACCAAATCTTCGTCAATCTCATCAACATTAATTCCCATATCAATAAGCATTTCCCAGTCGGCAGGAGTGTTGGCAGGCAACGAAAGTAACATATCCATAACCTGTTTCATACTCTTTTTACGGCGGCGTGACTTGCCCGAAGCCTTACCGCCCTTTGCTCCGTTTTTCACGGCTTCATCACGGCTTTGGTCAGATGTAAACGGTATTAAATTTTTCTCATTGGGCAATCACCTCACCTCTTTTATCTGATTTTCCCTCACAACACAAAACCGCCCTCAAACGAGAGCGGTCTGTGCAATTTTTATCTTAGGAGAGTTTCGCATATGTCCTGTTTGTTGCTTTCTTCAGTTTACATTATATCACCCTGATTCGGGACAACGGGACAAATTTACCAATGATGACGATAACACATCTTTTTTATGCTGTCGATAGTGTTATTACCGCCTACCTTGGTTAAAATCTTCGCCCAGCTGTATTTTAAGCCGAGGTGCATAAACAGGCAGTTTTCCACAAAATTCTCCCGTGAGAGGCTGTTCAGAGCCGAGTTTCGGCGAATTTCAAGGTTCTGAATATCCCTTTGAATATCTGCAATCTGCACCACCGCATTGCCCACCCTGTCGGATGTCTGACCTGACGGAACAATTCGTTCACCCAGCGTCACCGCCGTGTTGTCCGCCTCAGCCTGAATCCGTGCCATTTTCGCCCTCAGCCGTGAAATCTCTCTGTTAATGTCCTTAATCTCTCTCGCTGTCAATCCGTATCTACCTCACTTTCAAGCCAATGTTTTGTGCAGTCAGTACAATTGTTATTAAATTCTTTACCTTTTGAACAACCCACACACGGTGTTCCATAGGGACAATCGAAAAAGAACATTCGACTACGAGCCATTTCATCAATTGACATCTGTTTGATTTTTTCAAAGTTTGTCATTCTTAACTTTTCGCAGCAACTGATTCTCCGGATGTGTGATACTCTGAATGCGGTATTTTTAACTACTTTATTATTTACATCAATGCAAAAATAAAAATTAACCGGTACTGATAAATTAGGGTCGTTTTCAAAGGCTTTTTCACCCGTCTTATGTAAAGTACCCTCAATTACAGTGTTATCCAAAAGAGTAATTGTCACACATCTGCCTAAATACCTTTCAAGTTCATTTCTTGTCATTGTTTTCACTCTCCCTCTTTTTCGGCACCAATTCACCAATGAGGTTCAAGCCTTTGTAGCATTCATCACATAGATGTATTTTAACTTTTCTCTTGCTTTCGATAGGAATTGCAATCCCGCTAAGGCAATCAGTATCAACCCTTACATAGAATTCCTTCATTTTAACTGTGTACGGATCTGAGATAACTTTTTCACAACAATCACACTGATAGATTCTCATTTACTTTCACTTCCTTGTAAAACTCATATCTGTTATCTTTGTTTTCAGCTTTTATTGCAATCGCTAAATCTCTTGTGCTTATTTCTTCTACACTGTCAATACTTTCCATTAATCTGTCAATTAATAAAATTTTTTCACCGTTTGCAACTGCATCAAGCACATCAGAACTACAAACTGCTTCGTACTTCCTCATTTTTTACACCTCTTTCATTAATTCTCTTTGAGAAAAAAACTCCACTATCAACATACTTCTCAAGGCTATCTCTTGTCATCATTCTTCATCTTCCTCAATAGGAATAGGCTGATTCCAGCATTCAATGCAGTTAGGATCTATTCCGCAATCTTCTATGTCCTTCAGTCCTAAGTACTGCGGGCATATAATTTCGGGCGTGCCGTCGTCGCCAAGCGGAGTGTTTGGAAAGATTTTCAAAAGCTCGCTCAAATAAGTCCTCTGTGGATGCTCATCGCTCCACTTTTGGACGATTTCAATTGCCTTTTCGGGATAGAGCATTTCAAAACCTGTACATGATAGCCCTTTATTGTTATTTGCGCTACATAAAGGACAGTTAGAACAGCCAAGTTTACATAGCCCATTCACTGCTCTTTTCGTCATTCGTTGCTTTTCAGCAAAATAATTTTCGGTTTTTGAACAATCAATCATTTTCTTCGTCTCCTTCAAAATTAACAACTTTTCCATTGTCGGTATAGTCCCGTTTGTCAAATTCAAGTTTCAGCTTGTCGATAACCACACGGTCGATATGTTCCCAAAAGACTTCGTCAGTGTCGGAGTGTTCGACTATCTCGGTCATCGACCTCAAAGCCTTTGCGCATCTATCACGACCAAAGCCGAAATCTTTATACAAAGCATACAGCATTGTTTTAAATACTCTGCGTGTGATGTCTTTGTTTTCTTTTTCTCGGATCTGTTCATATGCGTTTTTTGCAATCCGTTCAGCTTCCTGTTTAAGCTGTTTCGGAATCTTAGGCGGTATTCTCGCTTTCATCGTTTGCTCTCCTTTCCGTATTTCGCTTTCAGGGATTTTAACAAATCTTCTTGTACATTTGCTTTGCCCTGCAAGGATTCATAGACACGCTCATCACAGGTGTTCTCTGTGATAAGGTGGTGAATTACAACCGTGTTCTGCTGTCCCTGTCGGTAAAGTCTTGCATTCGCCTGTTGATACAGTTCCAAACTCCAAGTCAAACCGTACCACACGATGATGTTTCCGCCTGCCTGCAAATTCAGACCGTGACCTGCTCCGGCAGGATGTGCAAGCAACAAGGGAATTTTGCCATTGTTCCAATCTTCAATATCTGCAGAGCTTTCAAGTTTTCTGGCAAAATTGAATTTGTTCATAATTCTTTCAAGGTCGTGACGGAAGCTGTAAAAACATAAAACAGGTTGACCGTTAGATGTATCAAGAATTTCTGCAAGTGCGTCAAGTTTCTGTTCGTTTGTTATTGCATATTCACCGTTGCTCATATACATTGCACCATTGCTGTACTGAAGAAGTTTATTCGTAAGCGTTGCGGCGGTTGCAGCAGTAACCTCACCCTCTGCAAACTGCATATAGCAGTCTTTTTCAAACTGTTCATAATCAGCAAGCTGTTTTGGTGTCATCTTAACCGACACCACACGATCCATTCGTTCAGGCATATCAAGCCAGTCTTCTGCTTTCATTGAAATGCAGATGTCTGAAATTTTACTCATAATTGACTGTTCGGCATTTTCTTTCAGCTTGTAATTAAAAATTGTAGTCTGATTACGCTGATTTGGTGTAAAATACCTTTCACGGTAGCCTGTAACAGTTTTACCAAGTCGCTCTCCGCTGTCAAGCAGATAAACCTGACTCCATAAATCTATAAGTCCGTTCGGCGCGGGTGTACCGGTAAGACCTACAACCCTTTTACTTCGGGTTATGTATTTACGCAAGGCTCTGAACCGCTGTGCTTTTGAAGATTTAAAACTTGATAACTCATCAATAACAACCATATCAAACATCCAGCCGTTGCCTATACTTGAAAGTTCGTTCGTAAGCCACACAACATTTTCACGATTGACAACATAGATATCTGCGTCCTGTGCAAGCGCAAGTCTGCGTTGTCTCGGTGTTCCGAGAATTTTTGAAACCCTCAAGCACTTCAAGTGTTCCCACTTGTCGCACTCTCTTGTCCAAGTATCTTCCGCAACTCTCAGCGGTGCTATGACAAGGACCTTTGAAATTTCAAAACTGTTGTATATGAGTTCTTCAACTGCGGTCAGCGTTATAACTGTTTTGCCAAGTCCCATATCAAGAAACAGTCCGCACCTCGGCGTGGTGAGAATTTTCTCAATTGCCATTTTTTGGTATTTGTGCGGAATAAATCTCAAAACGGATCACCTCCTGCACACTTTCTCTGCTGTCGCACGCATAAACTCTCTGCCCCATATTTCCGAAAAGTTTATGAACTCTCATCTGCTCAGGCCTTGGCTTTTTTCCTTTTGCTTTAAGTTCAACGAAGAAAATTCTGCCGTTCGGCAACATACAAATTCTGTCCGGCACACCTCGCATACTCGCAGAGTTGAATTTAAGGCACACACCGCCGTGTTGCTTTATCTTACCTTTTAAGTATTTTTCAACACTTGATTCTTTCATTTCTTAAATTTCTCCTTAATTTTCATTTTCGGTTTAAAAAGTGTTACCCAAAAAAGTCCGATAATTACTGACTTTTCTATCTTAGGGTAACAAGGTAACGGTTTTTTCATAAAGTATAAGCAGATATAGGATTTTAAGAATACAATATTATTTATTGATTTCTATAAATTCCTTATTTGACTACACTTACACATAGAAATTGTTACCTTGTTACCTTTTATCTGTTTTATCCGATGAATACTGACTTTTTTAGGGTAACAAAAAAGGTAACAAAAGCTATAGTTTTCGTAAAAATCCTCTTTGCGCCCCATAAATAGAACCAAATTTCTTTGCACCTTTTGTCTGTTCCCATTCACCTGTTCGCATAATAATGTCTTTAATTTCTTTGCTTTTCTGATAGGTGAAATCTTTGCGGTCACCGCCGAATGCTTCGCACCACACTTCAAGCGGACACACACGGTTACGCTGATTTGTACCGCTCTGCTCCGCACCCATTTCATAGCCATTCAGATAATTTCTGCGTTCATAAATCTGCATTTTGTTCCAGTCATCAGGAAGTAAGGTATTGAGGTACTTAACAACATCACCCGTAAGCGGACTTTCTTCAAAATGTCTGTTCTGTTCGGCTTCAGCAAGCGTTCTGAGTTCTTCGGTATCCATAAACAGCTTTTCGCCGTTCTTATACAGTTCAACAGCTTCCGCCCATATCATATCCACCTCATAATCCGTGAGGTCATCAAATACACTTTTTGTAGCTCTATGAGGGTGAACATCAATCGGCAGAAATCGCCTGTTGCCCGTTTGGTCACGGAGAAATTCGTGCTGATTTGTTGTACCGATGAAAATACACTGCCTTTTTCTGACTTCGGTATGATGTCCGTATGCGGCTCTGTAAGCGTCCTCGGATTTTGCGGTAAAGTGCTTTACCGCTTCAACCTCGTTTCTTCTCAGTGCCGCAAGTTCAGCTATTTCGATTAACCAAAAGCCCTGCAACTGTTCGTATGCTTCCTTACCCTGTACGGTTGTCAGGGTGTCGCTGAACCACCTGCCGCCAAGCCTTTTTATCAAATAACTTTTACCGCAACCCTGAGAGCCTACAAGTGTGAGAACTGTGTCAAACTTAATGCCCGGATTCATTATTCTTGCGACTGCTGCAACAAGAGTTTTTCGTGTTGACGCTCTCGTGTATTCGTTGTTATCCGCTCCGAGGTAATCAACAAAGAAAGTTTCAAGCCTTTTTATTCCGTCCCATTTAAGACTTGTGAGATAGTCATAAACAGGGTTGTAGCTGTTTTCCATACTCACAAGTGACCAAGCATCTGTAATAGCCGCCTTGCTCTTAATGCCGTACAGATTTTCAATGTAATGGCGAAGTCCTGCGTCATCAACATCGGTCCAGTCACGACTTTCACTTTCGCTGTTCCACGGCATTGCACCTAAAACCGTATGTCGCCTTGTAAATGTATTGTAGGCTATCTTGCCTTTCAATCTTTTATCTTTTTGGCAGATTTTCATACAGTTGTCAATTGTCGGCAGGTTGTTGCTCTTGCCGTCCGTTGCCAGTTCAAGCACCCAGTCATCGTCGTTCTCGCTTTCGATATCGTTTTCAAAATCCGACAGGCAGGACTGCTCTCTTTCTTTGTGCAACAGCAATCTGACCGCCTTATTATTTGACGCAAATTCCTGCATAGCAATGTATGAGGGTAATTTTGATGTAGGTGTTCCCTGCTTTGCGTCATCGTCAAGACTGCCGTATTTATGTATTCGCACAAGGTCAAAAGCATTACAAAGCTGTCCGCCGGCGGGATCTGTTGCGTGGTTTGAGTATGCGAACTTGCCGTCCTCATACACAACAAGACCTGACGCTGTACTGCCGTTTGCATAGGTATATCTGTCATCGACACTGCATTTTACATATACATCAGGCAGGAACTCCGCTATTGCCGTGTGAATATCGTAGCAACGGCAGAACGCACCTATTACGCCTTTCTTAGTTGTCGGATCTTCCTGCTTTTTCAGCAATCGGTCTTTCTGTTTTACGGTCCTGCTTGAAAAATGCCATTCATTAACATTGTGCCAATCGTTGTATCGTGCAAGCACACCGTCAACATCAAGCGGATTTCTGACCGAATATTTAAACACATATTCGCCGTCAATACTTGTGCTTGACCAGTACATAAGTCTTTGCGGCTGATATGTTGTATCATCGAACTGGTCAATTCCGATTTCATCGGCTATTTTTCTTGCAACAGCTTCATATTCTTCTGCTGTACAGTTTCTTGACAGCGGAATAACAAGTCTTAATCTCGGCTTTTCTGCGGTGTGTTTGTGGGTTGAATAGATGATGTAAGAATAATTTGCAAACAAATCTATGCTTTCGCAGAAGTCGGGTGTGGCATAATCGGCGTCAAGAGTGAGCAAAGAACGGCATTCGACCTTATCTCTTTGTCTTATTCCGTTTTTAAGTCTGCCGCCGACAAATCCGCCTACATCTTTGATGTTATCCTGTTTTGACTTTGGCAGATTGCGAAATTCGCCCATTGTTTCGGGTGTTACGGTTGTTGTTTTTAATCTGTTTATAAGTTCGTCAAATGTAACTTCCGTATTCTTCCACAGCTTTGCAAATCTGTCGTTAGCCGTGGCGATATAATATGTTTTCAACCATTTTCCTCCTTTCTTTAATCTTTCTTATAAAACGGTGTTTCATAGGCTTCTGCCTTAAGCACTAAGCCCTTTGCCCATTCTATCGGTTCTCCCATTATGGTACTGATTTCTTCCGCAGATGAAACACCAATCGGGCAATCTATAATAACCTCATCGTGTACATGAAAATTTATTTCAAAGCCCCTGCTTTCAAGTCTTTGCATTGAAACCGCAAGACAATCCCTCGCAAAAGCCTGAACAATGTTCTCGGTGAGTTTACCGCCGAATGTTTCAAGCCTCTCCCAAGAACCTCTTGTCTGACTTATTCCCATATAGGTTACACAAGGTCTGCCGAATTTGTTTTCCCGAAGTTCGGGTTTTGCATAGGCGAGATTCCTTCCCGACGGCAAAGAGATAAAGAGTATCCCGCCTTTTCTGGAGAACTTGATACCGCATTTAATCTGTTGCGGTTCACCTTTTACCGCTGACACAGCCGCCTTTTCAACCTCGTACCACAACGATGTAATACAGGGGTTTGTTGCTCGCCAACTGTCAACAAGCGGTTGCAATTCGTTTTCTTCAAGTCCCATTTCAAGCGCACCCATTGATTTAAGTGCGCCCACAGAACCGCCGTAACCGAGTGCAAGTTCTGCGATTTTGCCCTTTTGGCGGAGGTGTCCGTTAATTCCGTGTTTTACAACCGGCACTTTGAACATCTGACTTGCGGAAGCACAGTAAATGTCACCGCCGTTCTTGAAAACTTCCTGTCGCCACTTCTCACCTGCAAGATAGGCTATTACCCTTGCTTCAATTGCCGAGAAGTCAGACACTATAAATCTTCTGCCCTTTGTAGGTATAAGCGCTGTTCTGATAAGCTGTGAAAGCGTATCAGGAACATTGCCGAACAGCATTTCAAACAGTTCATAGTCACCGCTCATAACAAGATTTCGGGCAAGTTCCAAATCTTCAAGATGATTTTGCGGAAGATTCTGCGGTTGTATCATTCTTCCTGCCCACCTGCCTGTTCTGCTTGCACCGTAAAACTGCAAAAAGCCTCTGACTTTGCCGTCAGCGCACAAGCCACCGAGCATTGCTTTATACTTTGCCGTAGAAGTCTTTGACAGCGTTTTTCTTAGTTCCAGGACTTCTTCTACCAGCAAGTCGTTTGTATGTTCTGAGAGGCTTTTAACTACCTTTTTATCAAGGCTCTGAAATGTTTCTCCCGTGCGTGTTTCAAGCCAGCCTTTAAGCTGTGAAACCGATTTAGGGTTTTCAAGTCCTGTCAGCTTTTGTGCTTTCTCAATCATTATTTTTTGATAGTCGGCATCGAAGTTTATGGCGTTGTTTATAAGCTCTGTTTCGACTGCAACGCCTCTGTCACAAATGTGCTGATCAAGTTCCCACAATTTCTGTTCGCCCTCTGTCAGAGGGAAAGCCTTTAGCCTGTTTTTTATATTTCTTTCAACAGCCACATCTTGAATACAATAGCTTTTGAATGTTTCCCACTTCTCAATGTTGTGCTGCGGAAGATTGCGTGTTCTTCCGCCGTTTGACTTTGTCGGTCTGCACGGCTTTGAGAAATATTCAATACAAGCCCTGCCCTTTTTGTCTTTCTGTTCTTCAAGTCCGAGTGCTGTTGCTACACCCGCAAGCGACCTCGGCAAACCTATTTCCGCCGCCTGAATCATTGTGCAACGCCATTGTTCGGGCGGCATTTCTGCGTTCAGAAACTTTGCAAGACAGGTCCTTTCAAAGTTTGCATTGAAAGCGGTTTTCTTAATATTTTCATCTGTGAGTGCGGAAAGTACCTTGTCAGGAATTTTTTCACCACAAGCAATATCAACTATCTTAATATCTTCGTCATCAAAGGCATACGCAAACAGAAGAATTGTAAAATCAGGGGCGTCTGCATAGGCATATACCCCTGATTTTAAGAGATTGACACTGCTGTATGTTTCAATATCAATACTCAGTTGTATCATCCGAAAATATCGTCCTCTTCGATGTCATTCGCAAAATCGTCAACGGCTCTTGATCTGCCGCCGAGCGGTTCGCCGTCCCTTGTTTTCATAATGTTATTAAGACCGCAGGCAATACCTTTGTTGCCGTTAGAGTTGAAAGCATAGAATGTAACTGACGCTTTGCCGTAACAACCGCTGTAAAATTCGGTTGTGTCAATGATTTCCATACCGTTCTTTTCGATAAGACCGGGCTTTGTTTTGCAGTTTGCATTTACAAACATCTTGCCTGCATAGTTTTCATCGTCAGGTCTTTCTGTGTCACCGTCACGAAGCGGTAATTTTAACACGGGCGGAATTTTACCGCCGAACTTCGCAACTCCTGCCTGCTTTGCGGCTTCAATTGCCCTTTCAATTGCTTCAATAGTCTTTGTGTCCCTCTTGTCAATGAGAAGTGAAACCGAATACTTTTCATCACTTCCGTTAATGCTCTTTGGTTCAAAAACATTAACATATGAAAATCTTACTTCGCCTGTTACTACCTTTGTTGATACATTTGTGTTTGCCATAATTTTTAATCTCCTTATTATTTAATATCGTTTTTAAAATCTTCCTGTGCCTGCATTGCTGAATTGATTGCAGGCCTTTTATCTTCTGAACACACAAGTGTCGGCTTGCCCGGAGGCTTTACTACATAGCTTCCGAGAACTTCGGCAAATGTTTTCTTGCCGAGTAATTTTTCAATGTCGGTAATGCCTTTCAGCTTATGTACAAGAATGTCGCTTTCCTGATAACCGTTGTCGGTGAGTATCTTTGCAATTTCTGAATCAGTTTTACTGTATTTGCGGTTACTTCTGCCCTCAACAACCTTGTATCCGGGGTATTCAACACCGTGCTTGTATGCCTGTTCGAGTGCATAATCGCAAACGAGCTTCGCCCATTTTTCGAGTGACGCAGACTGTTCGATAATATCCGCAATCTCTGCAACTGTGAGCATTGCAGGCGGCTTGAAATCATAGACAGCCATTTTCTGCCTTTCCTCTGCGTAGGCTCTGCAAACAGGTCGTGCCTTGCAAAATCCCGTGTCGCAATGCTTGCCTGCTACACATTCGATTACGCTGTCATCGTTAGCAAGCTGTGCGGCTTTCTTAACAGATTCGCCCCATTCAAGTAATTCGGCAACCGAGATATTCTCTGAACTGATGTTGTCTAATCTTGGCTGATAGATAGTCATTTCAACCGTATCAAAGCCATACAGCATATCAAAGGCTTCATACGCACCTAATGCGTACAGTCTGAGCTGTGGGTTGTCAACCGCTGACACCTCGACACCTTTGCCGTATTTAAGGTCAATAATTTCGAGTTTGCCCTCTGCGATAATCACAGCGTCACCTGTGCCGAATCCGTCAGGAACATACTTCGAAAAATCAAGTCTCTGTTCAAGCATAAGGATTGCGTCGGGAGTTTTCTGCAAAGCGGAGTTGTACCTCTCGATTACATAGTTTTTGTAGCTCTCGGCATAATCTTCCATATCTTCGGTAATTTCGAGATTGCGGATTGCATTGTGATACTTAGTACGGTTGTACTCTTTTGTGGCAAGCCTTATTTTTGCTTCACCGAGAGCGTGAGCATTAGTGCCTTCCTCGGCAAACTGTGACGGCTTGTCCTCGAAATTTTCCTCAAGCTGTATTGAGCCCGGGCAGTTAATCCATTTCTTTGCCCCTGAAGCTGACAGCCTTGCGTGTATATCAGGCATTACTTAACCTCCTCAACAGCCTTTACAGCTTTTGCAAAATCTTCCTGCTTGATTTCAGTAACTTTAGTTACTCCGAGTTCTGCAAGAATTTTCTTGACCTCGTCCTTACCGTGAGCCTTTGCACACTTCATAAATACCGCTCTCACCTCTTCAATCGTGTACTGCTTTTCAGGCTCGGACTGCGGAATATTTTCCTGCGGTTTCGGTGTGGGTTCACTCTTTACGGCAGGCTTTTTTGCCGTTTCAGTTGATTTGACAGGCTCTTTCCCTGTTGTAGTACCTGCAAGGTTTTCGATAGCTGTGATAAGTACATCAAGCTGTGGTATTTCTACCGTGATTTTAATTTCTGACATTCTGTTTTACTCCTTTATCTTGATCTTTTGAGTAAGAAAGGATATAATCAAGGTGGTTATATTGTTTATATCCTTGTTATCCGTTGAGGCTTTGCAGAGCTTCAGCGGATTTTTCTTTTTTAGTTGACATTTGAAACACCCATACATTCAAAATTGAATGCTAGGGCTTTGAGTTTGCGCTTTAGCTCTCGGTTCTCGTGACGATAACCGCTTGACGCTGTTTTTTCGAGTGCAAGGTCCGTTCTTGCGTTTCTCAGTTCAATGCTAAGATGTCTGTTCTCTGCTCTGAGGTTTTCAATATCCTTGAGCAGCTTTCTTTTTGTCGGGTAATTTCTTAACCGCATTTGTTACACTCCTTTCAACGGGTTTGAACCGAGAATATAATTGAGAAACGGTATTCTCGGAATACGGATAGATGTGCCGACTACAATTACATTGAATCCCAATTTTTCGGGTTCGTCCTTTGCCTGTTCACGCAAGTTTTGCGGAGCAACTCCAATAGCCTTTGCGGCGTCCTCAGAAAGCAAATAGACATCACTGCTATCCATAATTTCTTTGATTTTTTTGTTCATCTGAACTGTGTCCATATGTACACCTCCCTACTTTATTTCAATTCTTGGGAGTGCAAAATTAATGCACTCAGCTATGATGTACGGCACAGTACGCCCTGTGCCCTCATGCAGTGTCAATAACTTGTTCATCGTATCATCATTGAGAGTAATCGTAACATGATGATCTTGTTTGAGAATAATGAGCTTGTCCACATCAGTCACCTACAATCTTAACCAAGGTCAGGCTGTCCTCAATCAAAGTACGAACAACGCTTGACATTTTCTTGCCGGTTCTGTTGCAAATCTCGGTAAGAACCTTAACGGTTTCATCTGATACGCAGGCTGAAACCACATTAGAACCTGCGGTTGATTTGTCTGCAAAAATTACTATCTGACCTTTATCGTTTAACATATAAAATCCTCCTAAAAATAAATATTACTCATCATCTGATTTTGGGAAATGATAGTGATAGATTGTGTTGCCGTTAATATCAGTTTCAATTGTGCAGTCACCTCTGTAATCGCTTTTCAGCAGATTCATAAATTCTGCGATTTCATCGGGTGTGCCTGTTATCTGCATTGTTATCACCTGCTTTCTATTTTACCTATCTTGATTTCTACACCCAAAGCTGTTAAGAGCCTGTCGGCATTTTCAAGAGAAATGCTTTTTTTGCCTTTTTCCCAATACTGAATAGCTCTTTTAGTAAAGCCTGATTCCTTAGCAAGCTCGCTTTGCGAAAAACCTTTCTGTTTCCTGCTTTTAAGCAAGATTTCAGCAAATTCATTAATGTGCATTGATTTCACCAACTTTCTATGATATACTATATGTAGTGATGAACAGTAATTCATTACACTATATAATGAAAGCGAGGTGTAATTATGAGAGAAGACTCAATTGCAAAAATTGCGGCATTGTATGCCAAAGAAATTACAGTTGCAAAGGCTAACAGTTCTGATATGTCTCCTTGCAGTGATAACGGCGACGAAGTGGCTAAATTCTATACTGAACTCTTTAAAGGCATAAATGAGGCACTTCAAAACTCAGCTCTCAAAGACTAACAAAACCCTGGCGACCTCAGGCAGAACAGCAATTTCTGCTATAGAGGTCGCTTCTCCTTTTGCTACCCTTACGACAAATTCTGATAAAGCATTTATAACCTTATCTCTGTCTTCTTTTTTCATCTTCTCACCTCTTTTCGATATTTTATTGCTTTACACGACCTTAAATGTTATGATTAACTATGAAAGGAGGCATAAATATGAATGATATTTTATCGTGGTTGACTTTAATAATATCCGCAGTTTCAACCTTATGCACTTTGGTTCTGTCTTGGATATTATTTAAAAAGGAACAGAACAAAACCTATCTGAAAGAACGATATGAATTAGTGATTTTCCCCATATTCAACCTGCTTGAAGAACATTTGTACAAAAAGGAAATTACTTCTGAAATTAAACAAGCCGTTGAAAAATGCGAAGATATTATTGCCGATAATAAACTTATCGCAGGCGGAAAACTCAGCTATGTATTTTCTCTTCCATTAGATAAAATTAACTTTCAAAGCATTTCAAAATTAGTCGACAAAGAATATGATGATTGTTGTTGTGCTTTAGGAATTCCTTTAAGACCGTTAGATAAAAAGATGTATACATACAAAACACGAAACATAAAAGTTTTAATATTAGGAAT